GTAATTGAAGATGTTCACACCCTTAAGGCTGGTTTGGTGTTCGATCTTGGCTTCCAGATTCAGGATTTGGCAGCGTTACGTTTAGGAAACCAAGCCTAACCCATAAAGATGGCAGGAAAGAAAAAAGCAGGGGTAAAGAGCTTAGAGTTCGCTACCCCTGCCTTTCTACACCACGGCAAAGAGTATGTCTCTGCCGAGTTTGAGAAAGAGATAGAAGCCGGCAACGAAGAGTATGTGGCACTGGTGCCAGAACTCATTAAGCTCGGCCAGATTGTAGAAGTAGAAACCACTCCAACCGAAGAGTAAAATGACAGACTTACCATACACCCAAGGGCAAGATAACCTGAGCGGGTTATCTGATGCGCTCTACATTGTAGAGTATGATGCTATTGATTTGGCCTCTCTTCCTGTTATGTCGGCAGTGGGCAGCTTGATCATCAACGCCAACATTGTGCTGCTTGCAGGAAGAAAGTTTGGCAAGATATACTTCACGCAAGAGGAAGGAAGTCTGGAAGGAAAATCCATAGGCGGTATTGATGGCAAAGGCTTGGAGTTTATGCTGAAAGGCAAGTATCCTCGATTGGATGCAGCCTTTTGGGTATGGTTCAGGTCTGTGCAAAACGGTCCTCTGTTAGTAATCTACCAGCAGGCAAATACCGGCAAGAAATACGTGCTTGGCCTTGTCAATTTTGACAGGACTACCACTGCCGTGCAGGCTACGTTGCCTGTGTACATGGAAACGCTGGAAGCCAACACAGGCGCAAAGCGTGGCGATGGCAGCGGTGGCACACTCACATTAAAGTGGACATGCACACACGGGCCAATCGAATACAACGGAGTAATTGATCTCACGCCCTAGCAGTGATTAACCCTCCTTCGCTAAAGCTATGGAGGGCAAGAAAAACATTGGCAGACGGCCAATTCATGCAATAGTTTTAGGTTTAAGTTTAACGCGAAAGCCCCACGAGTTGGGGCTTTTTGCGTAGTACCCCGTAGCTTTAGCGAAGGGGTGTTTTCGTTAGGCTTACTTGTGAGCCTTAGCCCCGATGAACTAATCGGGGCGAAGGCTTGCGTCCTACCCAACCCCTTTCATGCGCTCTAATTTAGTAGCATGAAATCCATAGCCGAGGTACTGCAGAAGTTCAACGACACGTATGACGAGCAGCGCTTTGAGGTAAGAGAATATGGCATCCGCTTTATTACAGCCGATGGCAAGCTGCGCACCATGCAGGCGCGCAAAAACATAAAGCCACCCGGCAGCGGATTGCGCAAGCCCGTAGGCAATGCCTTTGCCCACTTGCAGCGCTCTGGCATTATGCTCGTGAGCGAAGGCGCCCAGCAGCGCAGCGTAAAGCCTGCCACTATTTGCGCTTTCAAAGATTATAAGGCTGAAACCTGGCAAACGGTATATCACTAATGCAAGGCACACTAAACATACCCTCTGCCAAAAGCAAAGATCAATTTAGGCGCATTGAAACGGGCATCCACATCAGCGCGAGCGGTGGCATCTACGAGACTACTAAAAAAGAGATTGAGCCCGATAGTTATAACACCAGCAGCTCAGGTGGCACTAATTACCCGTGGGCGAAGTGGGGAAGAAAAGATGATTACCCGCAGCAGCTGATCGATGCCGTAAGTGCCGACCCTGCCGCTACATTGCTAGAAAAAAGAGCAGCTCTCCACTGGGGCGCTGGCCTTATGTTCTACAATAAAAAGGTAGACGAGAAAGGCAACGAGCGCATTGAGATAGTACCCGAAGAGAAAGTACCTGCCGAGATTCAGGACTTCATGTGGATGAACGACTGGCCTAATTTTCAGCAGGGCATCATCAACGATTTTGAGTGGTGGCACCAACTGGCCGTGCAGTACATCACCAACTACAAAGGCAAGGTGCTGCAGGTAAAATGGCAGCGCAGAAAAGATGTGCGTGCAGAGCTGCGCAACATTAACGTAAGTGGCGAGATTGAAAACTACTATCTGAGCGGCCGCTTTGGTATGGGCAATATGTCTATCAGCGAAGCCGCCAAGGTTCCTGCCTTCAATAAGTTTGCGCCCACTCAATCGGGCATATACATGCACCGGCTGGTGAGCATCGATAAAGATTACAATCCGCAGCCTGCGTGGCATGGCATTACGCGGTGGCTAAACATTGCGGCCAAGATACCAAGATGGATCCTCGCCAACATCGACAACTCCATCAACATCAAGTACCATGTAAAAATACCGATGGAGTATTTTTTGAAGCGCCACCCTATTGAGGCGTACAAGACCGGATCGGACGAGCGCAACGCGGCCATCCAAAAAGATGAGACAGAGTTGTATCAGAAAATTGATCAATACCTGGCTGGCGAAGCCAACGTTGGTAAAGCCTTCTACAGCAAGGTGGCCATGGGCGAAGATGGCAAGCCGCTACCGGGCTGGGAGATAATCCCTATCAACAACGAGATCAACCACGAGGCATGGCTTAAAGCGTATGGCACGGCCAGTATGGCCATCACCAGCGGCATGGCCTTGAGCCCTTCTATATCCGGGCAGATATTGCCCAATGGTCTTGGCAGTGGCAGTGGCAGCGACCTGCGCGAGCAGTTTAACTTCTACATGCAGGTGATGACGGCCATGCCACGCCAAACGACTTTAGAGCCTTGGGAGATGGTGAAGCGATTGAACGGGTGGCCGAAGGAGTTACACATGGGCTACAAGGATGTGATCCTGCAAAGCACCGACCAAAGCAAGGGCGGCTTTGCAAAACAGAATGAGCAAGCGCCTACCAGTGATTCGCAACAAAACAATAAGACACAACCCTGATGCCGCTGATCAACATCATATCGGAATACAAAAAGTACATCGTCATAGATGCGAATACGAAGGTGGCATCGCTCAACCCTTTTCGGGATGAAGCCGAGCAGCTTTACATGGTCGATCTACTAGGGCAGTCGTTCTATGATGAGCTTGCTGCGGCCTATGCTGCGGCTGCGGTTATCACTCCCAATGATCCTTTCGCCAGCCTTAGCGCACCTAACAAGTTATTGTTTCCGCTTATACAGCGCGCACTTGCTTACTACACGCTATTGCTGGCCATGCCGCACTTGAATGTAACGGTGGGCGAACTGGGCACACGCCAGCACCGTGGCGAAGATAGTGACCCAGCCCCCCGCTGGAAGGAAGAGAAGATGCTGATCAGCTACCTGAAAAGTGCCGACACGCATGCCGACAAATTGTTGGCCTATCTGGAAGCCAACGCCAGTGGATCTAATTATGCCACATGGTTCAACAGCGCATCCAATACCAAAAAGAGCGGCATAGTAGTTTACTCCACGGCCATTGCCAGCAAGCACATCGATATCAACGAGAGTAGGCGCATCTACAAAAAGCTGCTGCCCAAAATAAAAGAGGTAGAAGTGCGCATAGTAGCCAAGCAATTGGGCGATGCGCAATACCAGCAGATTGTGACACAGTTGAAGGCAGGTACTTTATCGGCTAACAACAAGCTACTCACCGACCTGATGGAGCCCATCATTGCCAAGCGGGCGCTCTACATGCAGCTGCCCTTTATGCGGGTGCAGATAGATGGTGGTGGCCTATGGCTTTACAGCGATTTGGATGAAGTAAGGAAGAAGGATTTTCTAGCCGATAAAGATTCTATTGAAGAGCTGCGCGAGCAGCTGGAGGGCGATGAGGATGACGCCATTGGCTTTATTGCTGATGAAGCGCGGCTCAACCAATACCTACTCGATAACATCGATACTTACCCGCTGGTGAAGGCCAGTGGCATTTATACAAGCCAACCCGATCCGGGGCCTACTTGGCGCCCGGCAGATCCTAACCCTGACGATAAGTTTTTTGTGGTATGACAGCAAGAGAGCGTGAAGACCTTCTTTTACAAATGCATGAACAGCTCAAGCACATTTCCGAGCGTTCAGTTAAAACTCTTAATCAAGTGGAGAAAACAAATGGACGCGTTTCTAAACTTGAAAGGTGGAGAGACTATTTAGTTGGCGGTGGAATTGTGGTTGTAACTGTCATTAGTTGGATTGTATCTACTCTAGGAAGATGAAAAGCTACTCTTACATAGAGCTAAAAAACAGGTTCATCAAATTTAACCTTGGCTGGTATCCCTTTCACCTGATAGGCATACGCAGTGCGGCCGATGCACCCAATGAATTTGATGACAAATTCTACACCGTGCATGATAAGTCGGTAACAGAATTCTCTTGCACTACCAACCCGGGCATAAGCTGGCTCACAAAAGTATTGAACCCTAAAGGCGCGGCAGTGCTAAAGGCAGACAAGCAATACATCAACTGCTGGCAGATAGGCAAACACCGTGGCCGCTACGAGGCACTGGTGCAGACTCGCCCCGTTACCGTGCACCGCGATAACAACCGCGATGGCAAGAGCGATGAAACGCAGGCGCTTGAGGTGGGTCTCTTTGGCATCAACATCCACCGCGCCAGTGAGAATGCGATCAGCAAAAATATTGATAGCTGGAGCGCAGGCTGCCAGGTGCTGAACGACCCCGCGCAGTTTGCCGAGCTGATGGCGCTGTGCAAGATGAGCGGCCAGAAAGAGTTTACCTACACACTTTTAAAACAATTCTGATGCGGCTACTACTCTTCATTTTATCGGTGATGGTGCTAAGCAGCTGCGGCCCCGCTTACCATTTGCGCAAAGCAAAAAAACACTTGCTGCTGGCCGAGGCGAAGGGCGCAAGCATTACGGCAGACACCATCTTTAGAGATGTGCCAGTGCCACAGGTGAGGGTAGACACCACCGTCAAATTCATCACGCTCGAAAAACTGTTGCACGATACGATCACCGTGGTGCAAAACAAGACGGTGGTGAAAATCAAATACCAAGAGAAAGAGAAAACGATCTATGTAAACGTAGAGCCGGAAAAGAAGAAAGAGACCATGCGCGTACCGGTGATTGTAAACAAAAAGATCGTGTCGGGGCATACAAATTTTAGGTTGATCATGGCCTCGTTGTTAGCACTCATTATTGGCTTTGTGGTAGGCGTAATCTATAAAAGCAGACGAGGGAAAAGCGAATGATAACGATACCCGTACAACAACTACCCGAGGTGGTGCCGCAAAGCGAAATTGAGGCATGGAAAAAAACCGTGCGCACCGATATGCCTAAGCTGGTGAAAGACACGCCTCCGGAGGTAACTTCATTTATTGCTGCCCTTGCCGAGAAGATGGGCAACATGACTAAGGTGGGGCAATACATGACGGGCATACTGGGGAGTGACTTGCTGCTATGTATGGAGCGCTACAACGGTGAGCCGATTGATAAGTACTCGGTCTATCAACTGCCCATGCCCAAGCTAATGGCCACCGACCACGTGATTACCATGCACCGCATCTACTTCAGAAAGGGCAAGCAGGGGCTTATCGACTATTGCAAAACGCACACCAAAGGCACCGCGCTTGAGCGGTTGCTGCAGGTGTTAACCGTGCACGTATTTCATGAAGAGAGCATTCGCATCACTAACCTATTGAACGAATGGAAAAGCCAAGAGAGTACCAGGTAACGGATTTGTTCTATACGCAATGGAGCGAGCTGAGCGTAAGCCAGCGCGTGAAAATTCATGAGCTAAACGTGGCGCGCAACGAGCAGCCACTAGAGCAACAGGGCACGTATATTATTTTGATCATGCGCGAGCTGCGCAAGCGGCCGCTATTGGTAGATAGATTGAACGAGGCGCAGGTGGTAGACATCTTCAACAGCCTTACTTTTTTAGCTAAGCCATGGCTATTTTTTGCGGCACCACCCACACGGCTTGCGCTGCGTGGGTATGCCGCGCCAGATGCCAAGATGGGGAACCTCACATTTGACCACTTCATCTATGCCGATAGTGAGTTTACGCAATGCGGTGGCGATGAGAAGGCAGCCCTGCAGCACATGGAAACACTGGCGGCCATACTCTACTCACCGGGCAAGCTGGTAACCAATAAAAGCTACAAGCTGCCTGCGGCCAATGCCCTATTTGTAAAGCAGGCCTTCTACACGTTTGGCAATGTGCGCGATTACATTGTGAGCGCCTGCACCCATTTGTTTCCGGCACCGGCAGAAGATGCCAAGCCTATGCCGCGCAATACATCAGCACTGCAGCTATGGACAGACATGAAGTATGCACTTGCCGAGCAGGGCGTATTTGGCACTTACAAGGAAGTGGGCGAGCAGCCATTGTATGAGGTGATCACTTATTTGGAGAAGCGAGCGAAGGACCCTAAACCAACACCACATGCCCACGGTTCTTAAACTCACCAACCTACTCAGCTACAAAACCTACGCGCAGGCGCTGGCCACTAGCCATAAGCAGATAACGGGCTTTAAGTGGGGCGATGCCGATGTAGTGCGCAACGACAACCGCAGCGACATTGACAGCAACTTTTTGTGGGCATTGCCATACGAGGAGATCACCTACGATGTGGTAGATGGCGATCATCAACTGAAAGTAAAAGAGGTGGTGATGGTATACCTCGAGGCGCGCAACAGCGAACTCTTTGCCGATGAAGATGCGCAATATCAGGCATGCGAAACACGGGCAGAAGAAATAGTGGCTCGCATAGAGCGCGACATCCGTGGCGTAACGGTGGGCAACGACTGGGTGCAGATCATCAGCCGGCTAAACAGCAAGCGGCTAAAGCCCGTGCAGCACAAAATAGGAGCTACGCCCTATGTGGGCTTTGAGATACGGCTTGAGTTTATGGACAACACCGGAATGAATTACGATGCAAACCTTTGGAATGATTAAGCTATGGCTATCAATATAATTTCTGGGAACTTAAACGAGTGGGGGGACCAAGGCAGGTATGAAACAGACCCCAGCACGTGGGGGTATAATCTATCTATTTATGGTAATCTGTTTAGAGAGTTTCTTTCGTTTGAGGGGTTATACAGCCAACGGTTTGTTCCATTCTCAAACTTTGTTCTGGGTTCCATACCTGTAGCGCAGGCAAGGTCTGCGGCTTTAGTAAATGGCAGGAAGTACCTTTTAAGAGCGCGTGTATTTGTGTTGAACGGATCACCGATTGCGCCAGATACCTGTGAGTTCAGTTGGGACAATCCTATAATTGGATTTGTTTCGAGCGAAACAAGAAGGACAGTACTAGAGGCAAGGACGTCATGGGTAGAAGTAGAAGCACGTTTTACAAAAAATCTATTTGTTGGGAATGAGTTTACGCTGAGTCTTCTACAAATCAATGGTGCTAACAACGTTTCAATTCTCTCTCCAGCATTTGTTGACAAGGTTGAAATTTTCGAGTACGAGGATGTACCGGTTGTCTGCTCACTTGATGGCACCATTTCCACCACTAACGCCTCCGGGCCGGCTAATCCTGATGGCACCGCAACAATAACCGTAACGGCAGGCATCCCAGGCTATGAATATAGTAAGGACAATGGAGCCACTTGGCAGGGAAGCAATTTCTTTAGTGGGTTGCTTTCTGGTGTGTACACGTTCAAGATCAGGGAGGTAGGAAATAACTCATGCCAAAAAACATTAGCCACTACGATCAACAGCGCAAGCGCGGCATTTGATTGGTCGTTTGTAAAGCAAGATGAATCGGTAAGCGGTGCGGCAGACGGAAGCATTGCCATAACGCCTACAGTGGTTGACGTTTACACATTCAGTAAGGATTCCGGAGTTACTTTTCAGGCGGGTAACTTGTTTAGCAATTTGGCAGCAGGCGCCTACAATGTTGTAGTCAAGAAAACCAGTGACAACACTATTGTGGGCAAGAGTATAACTATTGCCCCCGGTGCAGTGATTGCTGAAAAAATATTCTTTAGCAAAAACTTTATTACAAAGTCTGTACAGGCCGCCACCAACTGGCTAAGCCTAACAAACTACAAGCTATATGATGATGTGCGCGTGGAAGATGTGGCTGACAGCGGTATCTATAATAGCAAGCTAAAAGTAGCTATTGAGCCGGAGGCGAACGGAACTGTGCTGTTTCAGATACGGCAGGCGTTTCGCCAGTTGATGGAGCCTGTGCCACCTGCCTACAATCAGTCGGCTATTATTAGGGTAACTGATCGAATAAAATTCTTTAAGCACTTTACCGGTGAAACCACTGGCACGCAAGAGGTGCCATCGGTGCTTACCGGAAGTCTGCCAAGCCTTGTAATATGGGGCGGGGTGGATAAACTAAGCTACCCCTCATTAGATTTTTTTGGCACGTACCCCACACACAAAAAGTTTATGAGCTGGGCGCCATTGTTAAAAACGGTAGACCCTAACCAGGAGGATTACCTCACCTTCTGGATGTACAAATCGGTAAGCACATTACGCCTGAAAGGCACTGCCTACTTTAGCGATGGAACCAACCAAACAGCTACGCTCAGTAGCTACGCCAATGCACTTATATCTCAGTTGGTTCAGGTGCCTGCAGGGCCGCTTAACTCGGGAATAAAACTCGTGAACGCAGCAAAAACGCTGGTACGCTACGACCTGTGGCTGGCCGATGGTGCAGATGTTTTATTGAGTGAAACACGTAGCTATGAGTTAGACGCTATCAGCTACCCGAACACGCGCTTTTTTATGTTTTTAAATTCTATCGGTGGCTTTGAGGTAATGCGCTTCTATGGTATAGCCGAGCAGACGGCAAGCTATGGGCGCGAGTTGGTACAGGCATACCTGGCCACAGACTATAACCCATTAAAAGGCGAGAAGCAAATGGGCGAATCGCTGCGCGTAGATACCGCAAGCCACTCGAGCGGATACTTTCAGGGGGCAAACGGCAAGGCATGGCTTGAGTACATGAAAGACTTTTTGGGAACGACTCAGTTATTTGAACTAAAAGGAACGCAGCGCCTGCCGCTGGTGATCACTGGAGGAAGCCTATCGGTAGAAGACAAGAATTACGAGTACGCCTTTCAGTTTGAAGTAGAGAGCGGATTTAACAACACCTCGTACACATGATAGGTATAAAGGCAGCCGGAAAACTATTAAAGCTAGAGCCGGAGACTACCATTAGTCTGGAACTCAATAACCCATTGCTACGAGAGGATAACCTGAGCCCCGGAAGTCTCAGCTTTCCTTTTGATTTGCCCGTGAGCGAAAATGCGGACGTGATTGGGCACGTGGATATGGTAGAGGCGAAAGGTGGTACTGAAATAGACTCTCAATTGTTTTTTGATGACTTGCCGTTTAAAAAAGGGAAGCTAAAAACAAAGTCTATAAAAGGAGACAGGGCAAGCGCAAATTACACGTTTGGGCTTAATGCTCTGGCCGATGACTTTAAAACAAAAAAAATCCGCGACCTGTTAAACATTCCGCAGATTATTTCAACGGTGTCGGGCTACCAGCCTATTAGAATTTTTATAAAGCCAAATGGTTCATCACCCTACAAGGTGAAGGTAAACAAGGAAAACTTTGAACAAACAACACTGGCTTTTTTAGCAACCGCCATCAACAACCGCCTCACCCAAAATGGAGCCTTTGCCGTTCATTATCCTACTGGGGCGGCCAGCCCGCTTGGGTACGTGACAGCTCCTTACATTATCCTTACCGCTTACTCCACCGATCCTATTGCGCTTCTTTCTTTCGACTCAGAAGATAGCTGGATCGTGGAAGTGGATATGACCGACTACAAACAGAGTTTTACCAACTACCTGGCTAACTTCTTTGTCTCTGGCGCTGATAACAACAACTGGAATTTTCCGCTTGTATTTAACGATGATATTCTAGGCACCAAAAAAGCACCCACACTAGACATACCCGGCACATTGGTAAATGCAGCGGTAAACAGCACTGTAGTGCATAACGACCCGAACTATGGATTGGTCACCGGCACAGGGCTAAAGACACAAAATATTAACAGCCTGCAACCTTTTTTGAAGGTTGTTTTTGTACTTAACAAGATCGCTGAGTACTTCAACTTTGAGTGGGGCGGCACATGGATAACCGAGGCAGACACAACGGCCATGCTGCTGGATAACACGGCTATGCTAGATGTCTATCAGCCATTGGTGGGGAAGGAAAACTACCTGATGTGGCGCATGAATTTCAATTTGAATGAACTTGTGCCCGATATATCAGTTGTCGCTTTTTTGAAAGGATTGCAGAGCAGATACAATCTGTGTATGTACGTAAATGAAGTCTCGGGCAAGGTTATGGTCGAAAAGCTTGAGCCAGTAGCCGTTGCTAAATCGTACATAGACCTAACCAACATAGCAGGGCCTATACAAGAAATATTGAGCGAACAGACGGACGGCTTTACGCTTACCGCAGCAAAAAAAGAATATGACCGCGAGCATCTGCGCGACCAGAAAATAATTGATGGAGGGGAAAAAGAAGTTGCCATTATGATGGGCGCCTTGCAGCGCAATGCTACCTATCAAAACTACACGGGGCCCGTGGTGGCGCAAAAGGCTGGCGATAAGTTTGACCTGCGCGTGTTCTATTACCGAGGCATAGTAAGCAACGGCACGTTTACCTACGCGCAGGCTAACATTAACGCCACACAGTATAACGAGCAGCTAGACGGTGTGGACGGCATCTATGAAAAATTTTGGAAGTACTGGCTGCTGTATAAAGGCAAGCGGAAAATCGTATCACTGCCTATGCGTTTTGAATTCCGCAATTTAAACAGGTTGAATTTCGCCCAGAAAATCCGAGTTGATAACGTGCAATACCTGATCAAAAAAATAAAGGTGACTTTGACTATGAAGGGGATAAAAGAAAGCCTTGTTGAACTCTACACCATGATATGAGCACACCCGCGCACATTATAGCCTCACTCAACACCCTTGCCGAGCAAAAGGCGCAAGAGCTACTGGCGCGTGCCAAAAAAATACTCGACACGCCCAAGTACCGCAACTCGGGCGAGCTGGTAGATAGCCTAGAGGTAAGCGTTGAGAAAGGCACAGAAACGGAGCCACCTGTTATCACACTCACCTTTAGCGATCAGGGCTTTTTCCTGAGCATGAAAAACCCGAGCTGGAGCAAGGTGCCGTGGCGAAGTGGTAAGCGTGGCTTGGTGGAGTGGGTGCGCAAGCGGGGCTCTTCTTCCTTTGCTTATGTGAGCGGCTATGGCCGTGGGCAGTCTAGCAGCCTTAGCGAAGATGCCAAGGTGAAAAAGATTGCCAGTGGTATAGCGTGGGCATATCGCAACCACTCTTTGAAGTGGAAACCCAAGACGTGGAAGAAGCAAACACTGGTGAGCCTGCTTACCGAACTAAACGAACAAACCGCCCGCGTGTGGGAAGATGGGATAGTGGTGGGGGTGGAGAGCGAGCTTTATAATAAGACGTGAGATGTTAGACGTGAGATATGAGAGGGCGAGGCGTATGTCTCATATCTCCTGTCTCACTACTCAATACTTGATTAAATTTTATGGCCAAAGAAATTGTAGTAACCCTCGCCAATGGCGATAAAGCCGGAGAGACGCTAAAGCAGCTCACTCACCAGGCGGCAGCGTTGAAAAAAGAAATCAGCGGACTAAAGCCCGGCACGGAAGACTTTGCCAAAAGTGCGGCCAGCCTTAACAGCGTTAAGGACCGAATGGCCGACATTGATAAGCAGGTGAAGAGTACCACGCAAAGCAGCAACGCCTTCAAAGGTGCGCTGGGCGGAGTATTGAATCAGATACCGGGCTTCTCGCAGTTAAGTGGTGCATTGGGTGCAGCGCGTGGTGGCGTGGGTGGGCTGACGAGTGGGTTTGGATTACTAAAGGGCGCCATCATTGCCACAGGCCTTGGCGCGCTGGTTATTGCCATTGTTGGTTTGGTGAGCTGGTTTAGCAAAACAGAGGCTGGCGCCAACATGATAAGCGGAGCCATGAAAGGCATGGGCGCTGTGATCGACACGCTCATGGGCAGGCTTTTTAATTTGGGCGATACGCTAAAGCAACTCTTCTCAAACCCTATTCAATTTTTTAAGGATCTGGGCAAAGACATTGCCGAAAGCGCAAAGGAGGGCTACAATTTTGTGCAGGTGATGGATGATATCGAAGATAGGCAGAGAGACCTATCTGTACGAACAGCCGAAAACGAATTGGCAATTGATCGCATGCTTACGCAAGCAAAAAATGTTGGCAAGAGTTATGAAGAAAGATTAGGAATATTAGATCGGGTTACAAAATTAACCCGAGAGACTTACCAAGAAGAGCTGAAGTTATCAAAGGAATCTCTTGACGCCATTGAAGCAAATATCAAAGCTGAAATGAAAAGGCAAGGTGTTACTGAAATGACTGGTGAGAATGCGCAGAAAATTACAGATGCCAAATTAGCTTACATAGCATTGCTTGGAAAAGAACAGCAGATCGAAGATAGAGTTGCCAACTTCAAGGAGAAACTTTTTGATAAGGAAGAAAAAGCACAATTGAAATCCGCCAAGGATGCTGCTAAAAATGTCGAGAATCAAGACCTTGCCTTACAAGGAGAAATAGAACGTGCAGACCTTGCAAATGCCCAGGAACTTGAACGCACCCAAAAACAAGAGGATGCGCTTAATGCAATTTATGACGCTAGCAGAGCCAAGAAAGCAGCCGAAGACCAAATAGCGTTTGATAAGCAAAAGGCGTTAGACGATCAGGCCATTCAAGAGAGAATGGCAAAGGCTCAGTTCGAAAAGCAGCTGGGAGATTTTAATCTTGAAACGCAGAGACAGGTAACGGCAGGATTAGGAGACCTTATTGCTCAAAACATAAAAGACGAACAGGCCGCGAAGGTCGTAAAGAAATCTTTTGCCTTGATTGATATAGGCATACGGTTAAGCCAAGAGCTTTCTGCTAATGCTCTATCTGCGGCAGCAAACCCACTAAATGCAGTTTCATTTGGAGCTGCAGGCGCGGCTCAGTTAGCCGCGTCTAATGCTAGGTCACTGATTTTAGCGGCTATAAACACTGCAAAGGTTTTGGCTTTTGATAAGGGTGGCTATACCGGAGATGGTGGAAAGTATGACCCTGCCGGTGTGGTGCACAAGGGCGAGGTGGTGTGGAGCCAGGCGGATGTTGCACAGTTTGGTGGGGTGCGTGCAGTGGAAGCCATACGGCCTACCTCTCGCATGAATGGCTACTACAATGGCGGGCCGGTGAGTCCTTTTAAAAACAACACTGGCAGAGCGCCTATACCTAGCGGAAATGCGGGGGGCGGCTCACCGATGGGCTTTGATATGGATGGGCTGATCGATGCAATAGACAAGAGAATTATAAGAACTGTGGGTACGCTAAAGGTGCAAAACGTGGTGACCGAAACGCAGGATGCTATGAAGGTGGTGAACAGCATCAGGGACGAGGCGAATGTATAAGGTTGTGTAAGGTTGCGAAGCTACCTTACTACGCAATAAAGGATGGATAGCGCTTGAGGGGTAGCGCTGCTTTTCATTACTAGCTGGTGGGTATGTTGAAACCCTTTTTTGCTTCCAGTTGATTCGTACAGCTCAAGTAAGTTTGTCACCACTCCATCGGTAAAGTAAATGCCCTGATCACTCTTTACTCTTTTCGAGCTATTTGTTTTCCCATTGGTGATGAAAACCACAGTGCTGTCGGTAACGTTTACTCGAGTACTGAATTTATAAGTGACGTTTCCGGATGTGCTTACCTCGCATTGGTATGTTTGCCCAAAACAACTTCCAGCCATAACCAACAATGCGGCTATCAGGCCGAGCATTAATTGGGCTTTGTAGGGGCGGAGTGGGTTGGGGTACTTCATAGTGTAATACAGTTGGTGTTTTGAAATCTCAAACTTTTTGGCGACAATTGCAATGTCAACAAAGTTATTCTTCAATTGTATACCCAAAAAATCAAAGAAAAAAGCAGGATGCCGATACCCGTAAGGGTCGGAACTAAAGACTATTCTACGAGTAGCACTTTGTTGACACATCCTGCCCTTTTTCTTGGTTTACAAACAAAACTTTTATGTCAACAAAGTCAGAAACACCGACCACCATGCTATCTGCATGGAATGAACCCGATTTTAGCCCCACGGGCATGAAAAGCACACTGGTGCGCACCATGCTGGCTGCCGCACGGCACCCCGAGCAACTGTGCCTAACCAGCGCAGATTTTGACAATGTGGCCTACCTTACAGATTTCCTTGAGAAGGTAGAAGCCTACCAAGCCGCCCAACCCAACAAGGGCAAAATGCTAGACGAGATGTACTCGGTCGCCATTTTTGCTTTATGATCACGCTAGAATTTGATGATGAGGGCAATGTGGTGCGCAAGCCCAAGGAAAAGAAGAGCCAGAGCTTTCACTTTGTCCCCCGTAGCCTTGGCGAAGGGGGAAAGCCACCTGCAACCGGAAACCCGCAACCGGAAACCACCAACCCATCAAACCTTGAACTTGCCACACTGCAAGCACAGTACGCCAGCATAAAGCTGCAGCGCGATAGGCTCAGCACCAGCATTGCGCCAATGGTAGAGAGCATCCGCGTAAAGCTATTGGCCGAAAGCCCGGAACTGGCAGCGGCCTTTATGCGTGGCGATATGCCCATGCCTGAGTTGCGCGAACTGCGCGGCAAGATTGATGCCGTGCAAGAGCAGATGATGGAAGTGTTTGACAAGATTGAACACGTGAAAAAGTACGGCACGCTGCCACCACCTGCCGAGCATAAAGTGCTGAGTGGCGAAGGTGACGATATCAAGGCCACTCGCCATGACATACGCAGGCTAGATGACCTGATCTACAAAACCAACAAAAAGCTGGAAGATGCCGTGGGCAAAACCGTAAAGGCCGACCGCAAGCTGGATTGGATAGAAAAGAAAGCACTGGCCGAGGCACAGCGCGATGAGTTGAAGCATAAAATTAAACGATTGGAGTATGAGCAAAGAGCTAAGGCAAGCCAACAAAACGGCTGATAGCGTCTTCGATCGGATTTATAAGTTCCACCACTCTTCAAAATCGAAAGTTGAGCTAACAGCCGAAGAAAAAGGTATCTGCGAGCGATGGGAAAAGGCTTGGCTGTTGCTCACCACTGCCAATCCAGATAAAAAGGTAGCCGATGAGATAAAAAATATCTACGACATCAGCATATCTACTGCCTACGATGATCTTCGTCATGCCAAAATGTTGTATGGAGATCCGCGCATAGCTACCAAGCAAATGAGTCGATCGATAGCTGCATCGATGGCCCTCACCAAACACAAAGAGGCCGATGAAAGAGGTGACCATGACATGGCGGAGCGGTACTTCAACCGTTGGCTGGAAATCACCGGAGTGAAAGATCACTCAGATGGCGAAACGATGGGCGATATGGTGAAGAAGTTTAAGGCTCACCAAATAGTGATCGTGAGCAACATGAACGACTTGCAAGCCGAGGCAGAGAAGCTAAGAGACCAGATTACGATCGATATCCCTCATGCGGAAGGCTAAGCCCACAGTGATACAGCGCTACCTTAACCCGGTGGCGCAAATGTATTTGATCAGCCAAATACCTTACTCGGTGTTGTTGGCAGGCCGTGGCTTTAGTAAGAGCTTTACCAATGGGCTAAGCCAGGCAAACAAGGTGGCCCTTATGCCGCGCAGTGTAGGGCTTTTTACCAGTCCCACGTATTCGATGATCTACACCAAAACGCTCATACCAATGAAGGCCGCTTGGGAGCAGCACCTTGGCTACATTGAGGGCGTGCATTATGTAGTGGGCAAAACCCCGCCAAACCATTTTGCAAGGCCGTGGCACAAGCCGCACAGATATGAGAATGTAGTCACTTTCTGGAATGGTAGAACAGTTGTTTTCGGTAGCTTCGATAGGCCCGCGCTCATCAGCGGTGGATCTTACGATGATGTGGAGAATGATGAGTGTTATCTGATCGACAAAGAAGATTATGATAACTATGTGATCCCAACTGTGAGGGGCACGCACCCGAGTTTCAAAGATGTACCAATACACCTGCAGCAAAAGTTTAGCAGCTCACTGCCCTTTAAAAACCAAGGGGAGTATCTGTTTGATTTTTACGCCAAGAGCAAGAGCAACCCGGAGATGTATTTTTTTATTGGCTGGGAGCCAAACGCAAAGGTGCAACTGGGCAGCACGTGGATGAACGTAAACGTGCTGGGCAAAAAGGCCATTCTACAAATGGAGGCCGAGATGATGGAGACATCGGCTAAAATCATGATCCACAACCAGAAGATTGCCAATTGGGGCAATGTGTTTTATCCTAACCTGGATAAGCGGCACTGGTACACGCCTATTGCAAATGATAAGGTAATCAGCGCGCCTTTGGGTGCATCAGTTAAGCGAGATGCCACGTATGATATCGGCACAGATAACTATGACCCTACCATGCCGCTACACATTAGCCATGATTGGGGTTGGTTCAATTGTATCACCATTGATCAGCAATACCCTAAGGAGATCCGCTTTGTCAATACCATGCACGTGCGCAACCCCAAGACTATTGATGATCTGGCAGATGAGTTCATTGAGTACTACCGCATGCACCAATACAAGCGCGTGTATCAGTGGGGTGATAAGAGCGGCAATGATGTGAAGGCTAACAATAAGCTCAACTACTTCGAACAGTTTGCCGATCGATTGATAGCTAAAGGCTGGGCAGTATATAGGCAGAAGGTAGGTGATGTCGAACACATGGAGCGGCACCGCTTCATTGCCAACCTACACGCAGAAGAAGACAAACGCTTCCCACGCATCAGGTACAGCACACGCTGCGCTGATCTGCGCGTTGCATTGGAGTCTACCCAAATCAATAAGGATGACAAGAAGGATAAGAGTAGCGAGGATCCTAAGAGTGGCATCAAGCCAGAGCATGCCACCCACTACACCGATGCACATGACTATCGCATCTACCATGCGCTCAAGTCCCTCGAAAGTAAGGACCATGGAGTAGATCAATACTCCATCAGCATTTAAATTCATATTTCTCTAAAAAATCAAATTGGCGACCGCCATATAGGGCAAGGCACGGGCTTCGGAAGGACTTGCAACCTTGACAAAATGGATTTTAAAAGGCAATTTTTTGACAGTCAACGGAATCACCCGTTTTTTATCGGAATTGAGAACATTTTTTTCTTCGCTTGGATTAGATTTTTGTGAGATGTGTGGATATAACCCATAGAGGTTTTAATACTCCCGTGGCCCATCATCTTTTGAGTTTCTGCAAGGTGTCCGGTTTCTGCCATTAGCGTTCCAAAGGTGTGGCGGCTGGTGTGGTAACTTACTTTTTTGGGAATGTCGAGAGCGGCCGCAATTTTTTTGAGCGTCCTATTCACTACTTGGTCGGCATACGGGCGAAATATTCTACCTGTTGTTTGTTTAGGTAGGTATTGCATCTCGCTACCGAGTGGAACGATCACAGGTTCATTCTTGCTTTTCGTTTTTTCAGGTATGTAAGAGAGCAACCCATCGTTTACATTTTCCCAGGTCAATAGCTTAACATCTGAAATGCGAACGCCAGTGAAACAACTAAACAAAAAGTATTGCAATACCTTTCGGTGGCCGGCCTTGCAATCTTCGCTCAGGTAATAAGCGTGTAGTCTTGTCAGCTCATTCTGCGAAAGCGCCACTCTATTGCTTTTGAATTCCTTAATCCGTATCTGAACAAACGGATCTTCTTTGATTCGCTTTTCACGAATGGCCGCTTGCGTGTAATGCTTAACAATTTTTAACAGCTTGTTAACCGTGGCCAATGAGTTGGCCTCTTTTTTCAACAGGAAAACTTTGAAGGCCTCAATAAATTGGCCGTCAACTTCTGCAAAATCAATTAACCCTCTGAACTTGGCGAGCTTGTTGATTACCGTCACGTGTTGCTTAACCGTGTTAGGGGCCAACAACTGCCGCGATGACTCAAGGCGGGCTTTAAAGAACTTGGTAAAATCGAGCCTATCACTGGGCCGCGAGAACTCCGCTTTAAATATTTTAGTGGTCAACCTCTTCTTTTCAATCCGGAACTGAGAGGAGATATTGTTTGCGTTGGTGAGAGCGATAGCAATCTCAGCGTTGTAAGTTTCATGGTTGGTGCAAGTTTGCCTCACCATTTGGCCACGGTTGTCGAAATCTTTCTCGTTTAAGTAGAAGCCAACCGGCACAATTACCCTAGCACGGTCGATGATAGCCTGCAGATAGACCCTCTTTTTGCCATCCTCCTTGATGTGATCCGATAGAATTATTTTGCAGCTAAAAGCCATGGCGGTTCTTTTTTACTGTTTGTAAGCTATTTTGAAGCGAGACTCCCAAAAAATACCCGCTTTCTGTATTGGAAAGCGGGTATTTGATAAAATTAGGCGTTCTTGTAGTCCGTACGGAACTCCACACCACCGCCCATTTTCTACCAGATAACCCATCATTCATGCCATTTTTATAAATCCCTTGAAGCCATTGTGAAGCAAGAGTCATCCCTTCCTCAGTTTAGTTTTTCCTTCATTACTTCTAGCAAAATTTTTTAGCGCATCGCGCTCCTCCATACATTCAATCAGTTTCTTGCGGCACTCGGCCAGTTCGGCCACCACGCCATAGGCTGGCGTAGGCTCTTCTTCCACTGGCGTAGGCTTCTCTTCAAACATCATGCTGATCAGGTTCTCCCCAAAAACCTCCTTCCATTTGATGGCAACATCAAATGAGGGCATTCTTCCTTCCGTATATTGACGAATACCTGACCCAGTTATACCGCCCAGCAATCTTCCAAGAGCTGCCTTACCTCCTACTTTTTCAATTTTTTCTATCAGAATATCAGATAGTTGTCTCACAAACGAAAATTAATTACTGTTTTTTCTTGCGTATCGGTAATTAATTACCGACCATTGTATTACCAATTCAAATATAACAATATGACAATTAGCGAAGAACAGCGCAAGAGAATTTCTATGCACCTGCCAGATACCTTTCGCGCCATCATTGCCGAAAAGACAGGCTACAGCCAAAGTATGGTTAGCAAGGTGCTGCACAATGGCCAACCAAATGCCGTGGTGGCCGAGGCACTTATAGAGCTGGCCATGAAAACCAAGTTGGAAAAAGAAAAAGAGCATAAGCGCTTGAGCCGTTTGGCAGAGCAATTATAGCCTACACCCTTTTATCAAAAATTAAAATCAACCCAGTGGGCGCACATAGGTGATAACGCCCACGCACTAAACCTTACATCATGCAAACACCAACCGACAAATTTCTAGAGTTCAACGGCAAGGTCATCTACTTCCTAGCCAAAGATGGCCAGTATTGGATTGCCTTAAGGCCAATATGTGAAGCCCTTAATGTTGATTATAACCGCCAGTTTCAGAACCTAAAAAATGACGAAATACTAAATCAACTGTTTGCTAAACAGCAAATGGTTGGGGCCGATAACAAGCTCCGCAAAATGGTGAGTTTGCCCGAGCGGTACATCTACGGCTGGCTCTTCTCCATCCGCAGCGAAAGCCCCGAGCTGCTGCAATACAAGCGCGAGTGCTACAACCTTTTGTTCGAACACTTCCACGGCAAAATAACCAGCCGCGAAACGCTCATCGGCAAAAAAACGCAGAGCAAGCTAGAGCATGACAAGCTAATGGCCGCCATACGCGCCATGCCCGAAGGCCAAAAAGCGTTTGAGCTAGAGAAGATCATCCGCCTGTGCAATGCCGGGTTAAAGGAGTTAGACAACGAGATAGTACAAAATCAACTCCCTCTTTTTGTATGAAAACCCGCACCATACTCAACCCAAAAAAGATCGACTACCTCATGTACCATCTGGTCGATGGCTTTGAAGTAACGCGCAGGGGCCTAAAGCAAACACTCATGCAGGGCGCCATCACACTCGATGAGTATCACGATCTCGTAGAGCGCAACCAAGATCGCCTCATTGCACGCATCAAAGACTTTCGCATTGCCAATAAGCTGCTCTCTATACTTTTCGCCTGCATCTTCTCCTACATGCAAGTCAATGGCGATGACCTTGACATGCGCAGAAGCAGTCGCGCACGCGGCAGAAGGAGAAACGAGAGCAATCAAATCTTAAATCAAAAATCATAGATATGTACATCGTAAAATTTGAAACCCGCAAGTACGAATTCACCGACAAAGTATATGCCGATGGCCTCGCCAAAACATGGGGTGGAACCGTAGAGTACAAATCCATCTGCGGAGACCCCAACTGCCACTGCGAAACACCCTGCAAAAGTTTTCACTTTGTCCCCCGTAGCCTTGGCGAAGGGGGATCACCAGCAACTGGCAACCGGCCAGCTATTGACGAGCCTATCGATGAAATGTATTACATCAAATAAAAACCCTATGAACATCCGCATCCTCACCCGCAAAGATTGGGTACAGTTCGCCAGCATCATGCTCTTACTTCTTGCATTCGGCTTTAGCTCGTTTGCCTTTGGCGCACTCATGCAATACAAACACCGCCTCGTCCAAAAACACCTACACCATGCAAGCTATTGAACTCAAAGAGCTGAAAGACGAGATCACCAAGCGCAAGGCATACCACAGCCCCTTTCAGCTGCGTGCCTACCGCAAGCTCTACCGAAAATTGAAAAAGAAACTTTTGCAAACACCACCAACATCCACCAACCAACTTAAACTACTATGATCTTCGTCCAACAACTCACCGACTGCGAGCTGCTCGAAGTCTACACCAACAGCTGCCGCGCCATAGAAATAGCCAGGCGCTGCGGCAAGATCACCGCCACCGATGGCGATAGCGTATCACTAGAACAATTACAACTAGACCAAGACCAAATCATGCGCGAAGTAAACAACCGCTTATCGTTCGATTACAAGTGGGAGATCGACAAAATCAAATCACCACCCGCCAACACCAGCCAAGGCATCAAGCCCGGCAATATGTACAAGCACCTGCTCATGGCCAAGGTGCAAATACAGATTGTAGAAGACTACTATAACCAGTGGAGCTGCCGCCTATACGTGGCCAACTTCTACCTCTGCCGCGTCATCCTCAAGCAGTCTACCATCCTCGAGCATTTCTCACGGCTGTCTTAGTCTTAAGTCTTATGTCTAACATATAACGTCTATTTTATGCCCAAGCGCTTCCTCCAAACCGAATACGAAAAGCTCACCAAAGCCGAGCTGATCAAAGCCATATACACCATAGGCGACAAGCACGATAAATTGACCATGGCCAATCAAATCAATTGCCATCAACTGCGCGAAGCTCGCTTCAAGCTGCGTCAATACAAGCTACGCAATGCAAAACTCAACCAATCCATACGCACCATGCGCCAGCGCGTGGTAGAGCTTACACCATCCAGCCATAGCGTTGAAAAAATATCATCTGAACAGGCGCTTGAGTATGTGATCGATAGTTTGGGCAGAGCAATCAATAACCCTCAAACCAATGCCCTATGAAAAACAAACCCAACCACGATCAACTGCTTCAAAGGTTAAAGCCTGTAATTGATTACATGACAGAAAACCGAATACATCACTTCCTGATCGCAGGCAAAGACGGCACCTGCTCCCGCTTTTTGCTCGGCAACTTCGATGATCTTTCCGCCATGCTCGAAGACATGGCCAACAAAAACCCCGATGTAAAAAAGCTCATCAAAACCGTAGCCGATAAGTTATGAAAGAAACCCCTATACTCTTCTCCACGCCAATGGTGCAGGGCATACTGCAAGGCCGCAAAACGCAAACTCGTAGGATAGTAAAAGACTTGATTGGCTTAAATAGAACCAATGCCAAGATAGCAGCACTAGAAGAATACAGCCTTTGCCCATTTGGCAAAGAAGGAGACATCCTTTGGGTGCGCGAGGCTCATAAAATTGTTTACAACAAGCAAACGGGAAACTTCTCCGTCTTCTTTCGAGACGATAATGTATTCCATTTCTACTACAAAAAGCTTTCACTCAATCTTGTTAAAAAGCTAAAGAAGCGGAAGAGCCTAAACAAAAGATGGGTCTCAGCCCGCTTCCTTCCAAAAGAACTCTCCCGCATCTGGCTGCAAAACACAGGCTACAAAATAGAACGCCTAAACGATATCACCGAAGATGATGCTATTGCAGAAGGCGTGCAGGAGCATGAGGGCACCTGCTTTTGGAAGGATTACAACCACCCAGAAAAATCAGTTCTGGAAGCTGGCTACTTCAATCCAATATCATCTTTCGAATCCCTCTGGCGCTCCATCCACGGCCCCGAGAGCTGGCACGAAAACCCCTGGGTGTGGGCAGTATCATTCAAAGTAGTAGCCACTAACGGCAAGCCTTAATTTTTAATCCACTATTTTTTTATCTGTTCTCGTGACCGACACCACTACCAAAGACACCACCTACCTCACCGAGCGCCTGCAGCAGCTCGGCATCACCCAGGCACAAAACACCTTCCTACGAAAGTGGTCGCAAGAAACCAGTGAGATCGTTGATGGTAAAACCATAACTAAAGTTCACGAGCAGCAGCGCGACTATCAAATCCTCGATGCCGATCAGCACGGCAACATTGTCATTCATTATTTCAACCAGCACGGCCAGCCCTACCGGTGGAAAGATGAAGAACACAAATGGACTCGCGACTTTACGCGCAAGCGCCTGAAAGTGCAGAAGGGCGATATGAAGTACTATCAGGATCCAGGCTCTCCGCAGTTTCCTTTCTTTCCTAAAAGCATAATCGAGAAGTATAGCCAGGCAACTGAGTGGAAAGAAAAAAAGCAAGGCGATAATCCCGGGCAGATCCACACGCTATTCCTGTTAGAAGGTGAATTCAAGTCTATCAAAGCAAGCATTTGCGGAGTGGATATAATCGGGCTGCCATCCATCCACGGCTTTTACAATGGCGATGTAAAAGGTCGCTTGCACGAAGATATCGAAGACATCATCATCACCTGTCAGGTGCAAAAAATTGTTTTTCTGGTAGATGCTGATTTGCTCAGCGTAAAGTGGGCCGAAGGAAAGGATCTCTCCAAGCGCCCCAACACCTTCTATGGATCAGTGAAAGCTTTCCGCGAAAGCCTGCAGTTGCTGCTCGATAATGAAGCGGTACCACTGCAGTACGTCTACTTCATGTATATCAAAAGCAAGTTCATGAACGATGCCAAGGGCCTCGATGATTTGCTGATTAAGTATGAAGCCAAGACAATCGAAATCATTGAAGATCTTCACACACTCAATTTTGCGCGCAAGTATTTCGATGGCATGGCCATCAACGATCTCAGTAAAGATGTGCAAGGGCGATTGTACAAAGAGCTGGGCCTTGTCAACGAAGATGATTTTTACAAAACCTATGGCGATTTTATTGGCGATCGCGAATTCCGATTCAAGCGCAGGCGCTACATCTACGATAAAGAAAAGAAGGAAGTCGTTTTTGTAAAGCACGAAGATGCCGAGAAGTTCATGCGCATCGGTCCCGACTGGGTAAAGGTGATCAGCACCGTCAACAAACATGGCGAGCCCGAAGAGGAGCTCGTGCCTTGGAAGATCAGCGAGATCCAGCGCGACTATGCCAAACGCTATCCGGACTTCATCGATACCATTACCCGCTATGATGGTTTTTGCAACGAGCCTAATTGGAATGGCCAGTATCAGCAAAGCCTGCTCAACTGCTATAATGTTTGCCGCCCACTCAAGTGGCAAGCCACCGAGGGCAGCATCGCCAATACGCTTGGCTTTATCAAGCACCTGTTCGGTGGCCAGGGCAACATCATTTTAGACGACAAGGGCCGCTTCGAAAGAGAAGAAGCCTACAAAGGCGATCAGTTTACCGTGGCGCTCGATTGGCTCACTATTCTTCTCAAGCATCCTAAACACATGCTGCCGGTACCATGCCTGGTATCTCCGGAGAACGGTACCGGCAAGTCTACCTTCCTCAAGTGGCTGCAAATGATCTTTGGCGATAACATGTGCATTCTGGGCAACGCACAGTTTCAAATGAAATTCAACGGCCACTACGCCACCAAGTTTATCATCAGCATCGATGAAGGCTTTCTGGAAGTAGATAAGAAAGCCGAGAAAGAGCGCCTC